CTTGCCTTGTTGGAAAGATCGATGAAGGTGCAAACCGCCGTGCAGGCCCGTTTACACGCATCGATGAAGAAGGAACTGAAGATCCTTGCCAATCTGGTGAAAGACTTCGGGCCGCAGGAATACCCCTACGATATTCAGGGCAAGCAATTGACGGCTCAGGATTTCGATGATCGGATCGATATCGTTCCGGTATCTGATCCCAATGCGGGAACCATGGCCCAGCGGATCATGAAGTACCAAGCGGCATTGCAGTTGGCATCCGGCGCACCGGATATGTACAACATGCCGCTCCTGCATCGTCAGATGTTGGATACCTTGGGCATCGCGGATGCACAGGAGATCGTCAAGACTCAGCAGGAACTGCTGCCGACCGACCCTGTCTCCGAGAACATGGGATTCCTCAACAACATCCCGACCAAGGCTTTCATCTATCAGGATCACGAAGCCCACATTCAGACCCACACTTCGTTTATCCAAGACCCGAAGATCCAGCAGATGGCGGGTCAATCTCCAAACGCGCAGGCTATGCAAGGCGCAATCGCCGCACATATTGCGGAGCATCTTGCCTTCCAGTACCGCATGGAGATCGAAAAGCAGTTGGGAGTCAAACTGCCTCCTCCGGGGGAACCGCTTCCCGAGGACATCGAATACCGTATTTCCCAGTTGGTCGCCCCGGCTGCAGCCCAGTTGCTGCAAAAGGATCAGGCCGAAGCCCAGATGCAGAAGCAGATGGAAGAGGCCCAAGACCCTGTACTCCAGATCGAAATGCAGAAACTGCAACTTCGTCAGCAGGAGATCCAGCAGAAGGCCGAGGCCGAGATGGCCAAGATTCAGGCGGATATGGAAAAGACCCGCATGAAACTACAGGCCGATCAGGATCGCCAACGCACCCAAGAACGCATCGAAGGTGCGCGTCTTGGAGTACAGATCGCCAACGCCAACATGCAGGCCGAGATGCAAGGCAAGGAGATCTCGTCGCGAGACCAGATCGAAGGTGCCAAGTTGGGCGTACAGATTTCACGGGAACTGCTGAATGCAAACCGCAAGCCACCACAATCTCGCTGATTACCTGAAGAAATCCATTCGTCACCAGATGAATGAGATGGCCGATCACATCTCCGGAGGGGGATGTACGGACTATGCGGATTACAAACGATGTTGTGGTGTGATCCACGGTCTGGCGATTGCCGAACGGGAACTGCTTGACTTAACAAAGCAAATTGACGACGATTAAACAACTTCGCATATTGCGATGCGCGTGACTCCGGACACGTTTAAATCTTCCGGTGCGAGGAACTATGTCTGATAAGTTAGCCAGTCAATTACCCAAACCAACGGGGTACAAACTACTCATTGCACTTCCAGACCCTGAGGAGAAAACCGAAGGGGGCATCATCAAATCTTCCCAGACTCTTCAAAGCGAAGAGATTGGAAGCATCGTCGGGTTCGTCCTAGAGATGGGACCAGATGCATACAAAGCCCCAGATAGGTTCCCTTCAGGACCGTACTGTCAGAAAGGAGACTGGATCATGATGCGGTCTTATTCGGGTACGCGCTTCAAGGTACATGGCAAAGAGTTCCGTTTGATCAATGACGACTCAGTAGAGGCGGTTGTTGAAGATCCGAGGGGAGTGGTGAAGGTATGAGCGAACTAGAGACTAGTCGAGAAGACCGATTCTTCGGAGTCTCCTATCAGGTTCCAACAGAGCCTGAGCCGAAGGAAGAAGCCGCCCCTGAGGTGGAACTGGAGATCATCGACGATCTTCCGCGCAAGCCAGCCAAGGCTGATGCCAAGGTTGAGGTTGCACCGGAAGAGAGCGATGAAGAGTTGTCGGGCTATTCTAAGAAAGTCCGGGAACGCATCAACAAGTTGAAGTACGAGCAGCACGAAGAGCGCCGTCAGCGTGAAGCCGCCGAGCGCATGCGTGAGGAAGCAATCCAGTTCGCACAGCAACTTGCACACAAAAACCAACAGTATGAGAACCTCATCCAGCGTGGTGAAGGCGCTCTCGTACAGCAAATTAAATCCAAGGCGACTATCGCCCTTGAGCAAGCCAAGTTCCGGTACAAGGAAGCCTATGAGAAGGGTGACCCTGACCAGATCATTTCGGCACAAGAAAGCCTACTGAATGCTCAGACTGAACTTCGGGAGGCTGAAAAGTACGAAAGGAACATTCAGTCTCGACCCAAGTTCCAGCCTCAAGAGCAGGCTGTGCAACCACAGACGCAGCAGCAGTACCAGCCGGTACCTTTGCCGCAGCCGTCTGCAAAAACGATGTCATGGACCAAAGAGAATCCGTGGTTCGGTACAAACCGCGAGATGACCGCACTGGCCTATGCCACGCATGAAACCTTGATCCGTGAACACGGCGTAAAGCCCGACACGGACGAGTACTACGAGAAGATCAACAGCACCATGCGGTTGCGCTTCCCGGACTACTTTGAGGAAGATGCCCCGGCTTCTTCTTCAAGACGACCTTCAACGGTGGTCGCTCCCTCCAACCGGAGTAACGGAGCCAAGCCCCGCAAAATCCAACTGACTGCTACACAAGTTTCTCTCGCCAAGAGACTTGGCTTAACCCCCGAGCAGTACGCCAAACAACTCATTAAGGAGAGTTCAAATGGCTAATGAGCGCAGTGTTCGCATTGAACGGCAAGCCGAGGCTCGTCCTAACGATTCTTGGATGCCGCAATCATCGCTTCCGGTCCCTGAGCCAAAAGATGGCTGGGTATTTCGCTGGATTCGCACTTCTTCTTTGGGACGTACGGATAACACCAACGTCTCACGTCAGTTCCGTGAGGGCTGGGAACCTGTTAAGGCAGAAGATCATCCTGAGTTGAAGATCATGTCTGACCACAATTCTCAGTTCAAAGGCAATGTCGAAGTCGGTGGTTTGCTGCTTTGCAAGGCTCCGGCAGAGAAGATGGAATCCCGTAAGAAGTACTTCCAAGAGTTGGCTGACAGGCAGATCGAAGGCGTTGACCGCAGTTTCCTGCGGGAAAACGACCCGCGTATGCCGCTCCTTAACCCGGAGCGTTCTACGCGAACAACCTTTGGACGTGGTTGATATAATCAATCTGTTTAAACTTTTTACGAGGTAATCTCAAATGGCTTCTGGAACGAATGTCTCGGCCCCCTACGGGCTGAAGCCGATCAACCTGATCGGTGGGCAGGTGTTCGCGGGTTCGACCCGTGCCCTGCCGATTCAATACGGCTATGCCACGAACATCTTCTACGGCGATTTCGTGAAGGTGCTGCGTGGTTCCGTGACTCGCGCTGCTGTGTCCACGGGCACTGCTGACGCGCAGTTCGATGGTATTTTCTTGGGCTGTGCGTACACGGACCCCGTGACGAAGACCAAGCGCTTTTCGCAGTACTGGCCGGCTTCGACGCTGGCTGGCGATGCGATTGCCTATGTGGCTGATGATCCGGACACCGTCTTCAAGGCGGCGGTCTGCTCGTCGGGAACCACTATGGCTTCGGGCGCTGTCGCCATGATCGGTGCAAACCTTTCGATGGTGAACAACACGGGCGATGTCAACACGGGCAATTCCAAGAATGCCGTGCTGGCTCCGTCTGCTACCCCGGTTTCGACGGTCCTCCCGGTCCGTTGCATCGGTGTGGTGGAAGACACTGCGTTCAGTTACACGGCGACGGGTTCGTCCACTGGTGCGAGCATCACCCTGACGGGTGCTGGTCTTCCGGCTGCGATCCCGGTTGGTACGAGCGTGGCTTACTACGCTTCGAATGGTCAGTTGATTGAGACTGGCTCGTTCGTTGACGTGGCGGCTGCTGCTGGTGCCACGACTGTGGAACTCAATGCGGCGATTGCCGTCCCCGGTGGCGTTACTGCCATCCCCTCTGCTTCGACGATTGTGTTTACCGTGTATCCGGAAGTGTTGGTCAAGGCCAACCTCCTTGTGCATGCGTACTACTCAAGTACGTCGGGCCAGTAAGGTCACGGTTTAAGGAGATTTAGAAAATGGCTATTTCACGCGCACAAATGTTGAAGGAACTCCTGCCGGGGCTTAATGCTCTTTTCGGCTTGGAGTATGCCAAGTATGAGGACGAGCATACGCTCGTCTATGAGACCGAGACTTCGGAGAAGGCATTCGAAGAGGAAGTCAAGTTGTCAGGATTTGGTACCGCCCCGGTTAAGGCCGAAGGCGCTGCCATTGCCTACGACAATGCTCAGGAAGCGTTCACGGCTCGTTACAACCATGAAACGATTGCCATGGGTTTCTCGATCACGGAAGAGGCCATGGAGGACAACCTCTATGACCAACTCTCTGCTCGTTACACCAAGGCTCTCGCCCGTGGTATGGCGAACACGAAGCAGGTCAAGGCTGCTGCTCTCCTGAACAATGGCTTCACGACCTTCCAGTCTGGCGACGGTGTGACGCTGTTCAGCACGGCCCACCCGCTCGTCTCTGGTGGCACGAATGCCAACCGCCCGACCGTCGGTGCCGACCTCAATGAGACCTCGCTCGAAGACGCGATCATTGCGATTGCGAACTTCGTTGACGAGCGTGGCCTCCTCATTGCGGCTCGTCCCCGTCGTCTCGTTGTTCCGTCGCAGTTGATGTTCGTTGCCGAGCGCCTCATGGAGACCACTCTCCGTACGGCGACTGCCGACAACGATATCAACGCGATCCGT